TATATATTTATCCAAAACGGCCATATAACCATCATTCATGACAACGAACAATTGGTGTTTGGATGGGTTATATGCCATACTGATTGGATTTTTCATTAAATGTTTGGAATATATACACAAATCCGTAGCGTTATATTTATCATTCAATGTATCCAAATCCAATTCGCGAATATCCGTTCCAGATTTTGCAATAAATACCGTACTGCCTTCTATCTGTTGTGGCGGTAAATATTTATCGGCAATACTGCCAACTGATGTGTGTTGTTTTACATTTGTATTTGATGGTGTTAACGGTGAATTTGATATTACCCATTCACCCACAGATGTTAATATTTGCAACGCATCAGAACTGACTATTGTACATATTTGATGATGTTGTGCAGACAACAAAGTTGTAAAAATTGCTTCGTCATCCAAACCTGTGCCAACATCGAAATTGTTATATTTTCCAACTTTGGACATCCATATATTATTTGGCGCAGATATGGTTCCACCAAAAACCAATCTGTTTTGATGAAACGACACCGATACCGGCCAACCGCGTTTATTTCCAAATGCAGATTCCCACCAAACAGATATTGGTTCATTTGGTAATGTAAAATTACCATTTGTGTATACTGTCGCTTTGCGTGCGGTTTGTACAGATTCAACCACCCACTGTTTGTTATTTACCAATAATCTGGTACCAATCCACGTATTATCCCATAAATCCGCATTTGTGGTAAATACCGCATGATTGTTATCAATATCGCTGTTGCTGATAGTGATAGAAACATTTACCGTATCATCAAAACGCATAAAAGGTATATTTATACTGACATCAGGATTCATATCAAATCTGAATAAATCTAAACTGAATCCGGATGATGTTTTGGTCAATATTTGTGGACTGTAATTTGGATGCACGAAAAATATTGAATTAAATCTTTGTGCATATTGCAATTTAGATAAATCTGAACTGTGCCATGGTGTCACAACAACGGCTGTTTTTACATCATTGCAATAAACATCCATACCCAATTCATATATTACCAATAAATATTTTTCAGTTTCACTTATAACAAATGGAACCAATATTGCATTATTGGCAATATTTTTTATTTTTTTTAATCCAGATCTGCGTTTTACCCCACCTGATTGCAAAACATCCATATTTTCCAATTTGGAAACACCATGAATATTATTGATTGCATAAAATTCAGGCGCAATTTCACCACTGGAAAACGTATTTTGTGTTTTCAAAAAATTTCCCATAACACAATCCTTTGGTTAAAATCTGGAATTGATTAAAGAAAAATCGTCCAAACTGGCACGATTTGATGATGTACTGTCTATGAATTTTGCAGATTGATATTCCGATTCATATAACGCAGACATCATACGGAAAACATTTGTGTCACCTATTAACGGAATACAAAATTCCATTGCTAATTTGGTTGCAACCAATGTAGCAAAATACCCTGGAAAAATATCAGGATCCGCCTTTACTATAGCCGATATTTCCAATATATCATTGGATGTATTAATTTTATTACCGGTAATTTGACCTTCGCATTTCAATACGCGTAATACATTTGATGGAATTATAAAATCCCCATCTGAATTTTTATTTAACACAATTGATTGTGTCGCAAATCGCCACGGAAACATAGCCAACAATGTTTCAACCGTTGGTTCAAATAAAGTTCGCGCTAATTGCGCGGCAACCGAATCTTCGTGCCATGATTGAATCGGTTTTTCACCAATTTTCAACAATGCCATTGAAGATAAATCTATTTTTGTAAACATTTTTGCACCTATTTATAAAAAACGGGTCGTGTAATGCGACCCGTTATATGAACAAACAAAACAATTTAAGACAACGCCCCAACTGTCACAACACCATCTGTAATTGTAATAGCTTTAATCGTGGCCCCGTTTGAACCATTGATTAAAATGATATCACCAGTATTCATCAAAGTTTTTACACTTGAAAAATATCCAGATGCCGTTATCGTCGCCAATGTTGCACTTTCTTTGTAATGCCACAATGTGAAACCATTTGCATATGCAATCACAGACAAATTCTTATTTTGAAATGCCATTGTTTTTCCTTTTGGTTATATGTTAAGCTGCATCGTCATCACATTTGATACGAACGATACCTTCATTATCAATCAACACCGCACCCTGAGACATGCTGTTGCTGATAAAATGCGCAGCACGTTCACCATGCCATGTGATATCTGTTTTAACTTCTTGACCACATGCGTGACCGATACTGGATGCATGATACATGAAACAATCACGATCATCGGTATTGGCCAATGGCAAAGAATTGCATAAAACCCAATTAACACCTAACCATTTTCTAGATTCACAACCATCAACCAACGGTGTTGATCCGCCAACATAATCAGCAGATACAAATTCATCCAATTTCAACAATTCATTCCATTGATGAACACCAACAACAGCAAATCTGCGACCATCATCAGGTACATCATTTTCGTTTAATTTTTCCAACGCTTGCATAATCAATGTTTTGGTTAAACCTGTGCTGTAATCACCAACATATTGGGTTGCATTATTCATCGCGGCAATAATCAATTCATCTGTTTTACGACCCAAAGCATATGCCCCAGCCGACGCAACAACACGACGTTCATCAACATTGGTTTTCAATTCATCCAATGCATCAACCCAATCACCTGCATAATAATCCTGTAATGTGCATTCCACAGGCGTATGATTCAAATTCATTACCGGCACAATACCATGACGCGATTTTGTGCTGGCAATACCTTTGCCAACTTTTTGGAAAGTTGTAGATGCACCCACGACACCCGATTTGCTGCGGATTGTAGAGCGCAATTTTGTGCCCATTTGTTGATAAGCCAAATGAACATCTGCTTCAAATTGTTTTATAAACACTTGATCTACAGACATAGACATAATAAATCCTTTTTGTTAAAAAATTAAAAAACCTTGCGGTATAAAATTATTTTGAATAATGGTTGTGCAAAAAAATGCGCCATAAACAAAAAACACAAATCAGGGTCCACAAAAATGGATTATCCAATAAAAAATTCAGTTGGACTTGATATTATCCAACTGAAAAATTTATCATAAAAAAATCCCCAAAACCTAAGATTTTGGGGACAAATATAAATCATAATTACGATTTATTATTTTTTCTTTGCAACTTTTTTCGCAGGTGCTTTTTTAGCAACTTTTTTAACAGCTACTTTTTTTGCAACTGGTTTTTTTGCAACTGGTTTTTTTGCAACTTTTTTTGCAGGTGCTTTTTTTGCAACTGGTTTTTTTGCAACTTTTTTAACAGCTACTTTTTTTGCGGCTGGTTTTTTTGCAGCTACTTTTTTTGCAGCTGGTTTTTTTGCAGGTGCTTTTTTTGCAGGTGCTTTTTTCGCAACTGGTTTTTTTGCAGCTGCACATTTTTTTGAACCAAAGAACATAATTCTCTCCTTTTAAGTTTTTGGATAGAACAAAATTTTTTTTGTTCTTGATTATTATTTTATATGAAATAAAACAATTAGTAAAGTATAAAATGATTATGAATATAATTTTTTAAAACCGCTTTCTATTTTTCTTACATATTCAGGATCATGATCGCGCCAATATTTTGGATCGCGCATCATATCACGCAACATATCATCAGTTAAATTTTCAGTTGCATTTTTATTTGTTAAAACCGTTGGTTCAAATGATTGCATCATTTTGTATACACCTTGAATTCCCTGGGGTGTAGAGCATAATTCATCAAACGCATCATGTGGTAAAAAACGTTCACCAAACGCATTTATTTCACGCAACGCGTCGTTCATTTTTTCTGTGCCGCCAAAAAAATTTTTTAATTCATTTATCGCATTTGTTTCATTTTGTAATTCAAATAAATTTTTTAATGTTGGTTGTAAAAATTCTTCTGCGATGTTATAAATTTTTTCAACTTGTGATGAAGTTAAACCGATTTCATGAAATTTTTCACGAACCGATTCGTCATCAAACAATGAATTTGTTGGATATTCTGATGCATTATCTGGCACACCAATTGCACGATTAAATTTTTGTTTTGTTGTATCGTCACTGTCATTGTTGGGAATTGATATCATGTTGCTCATCTTTTTTTCTAATTCGCAATATGATTTAACCAACGCAGATGTATTTAATTCGCCGTTTGCATCTAAAAATTTTTCTGGTATTTGTTCCATTATTTTTTTCCTTTGGTTGAAGATTCTTGTTTAAGAAAATAAATACCGCCCAATGTGAAAATTGTTTGCAACATGGTGAAAATATCTGCATCACCAATTAAATATGCCCCAACCGCAGAAATAATTCCAACCGTTGAAATGACGTAAGTTTTGCGTCCTTTTAAATATCCACCCGTGATAAATTTGTTCATTGTGTACCTTTTTAGTTTATAAATAATAAAGTATGTCTTCACATTCAGTTATATATCCGCGCGACATTGCCCATTGTGGAATAATATTTGAATGGTGAAATTTTGTTGCACCAAATACGCAATCTGGTAAATTGCCACGCATCATTGTTTTAACAACACGCAAACACATTTGGAATTTTCTGTCGTTTGCATCAATATTCAAATATTGATGTCGCGATGAATTTTCATCCAACACATCAAAGATATTTTTATCCATCGCAATATCTTCAAAAGATTTTTCATATTTAACATGAATATTATGAATCATTGCAGCCATGGATTCGACCGATTGCAATGATATCCCCATGGTTTCAGCATAAACGATTCGCGCCAATTTATATGATACGATTTGTGTATCATCTGGATTTTTTATTAAAAATAGTTGCATGTTGTCACCCGTTTCGAAATAAAAAGCCCGTGCAAAAAATACACGGGACAAAAACACAGAATAAAAAAAGCCGCAATAAATGCGGACACAATTTCTACTCTTGATGTTATGTATAATAACACAAATTGACATCAAAGTCAAGACATTTATATACTGATTTCATCACCATACGTTAAAATATATTGTGAACCATCGCGTAAAACCAATGCGCCATCTTCGTTCAACCCTATTAATTCCGCGGGTTTTCCGTGATATTGAATTATTTTATTTAATGCCACCGCCAAATCCATCCAACGTTCACGCACCAACACAAAATTTGCATTACGCCATTTATCCATTTTTTTAATTAACACACTTAATACATCTTTGATATCTGTATTTTTGGCATAGTTATTTATTTTTGTTGTTTTATATTCTTTGACGGTTGGGCATGTTGCAACATTTATACCAATACCAACGATTACAAAATTTTGTGAATATTCGATTAAGATTCCACTGATTTTTTTCCCATCAATTAAAATATCATTTGGCCACTTTATTTGCGGGTTTAATTTGAAAGACAACAAAGTTTCCGCCACCGCCACACCAACCGCATAAGATAATTTTGGATCACGTTCGCCAATTTTATAAATGAACGAAGCGTATAAATTACCATGATGCGAAACCCAATTACGACGATACCGTCCCCGCCCGGCGCTTTGCGCCAATGCAGTTATAATAGTTTTATTGGATGCGTCACCATTCGCAATTAAATCATGTGCGTAATCTTGCGTGCTGGATATTTTATCAAAAGATAATAATTTATACGTGTCCAATTTTGTATTTTCCATTTATATTTTGTATGAAATCATGTCCATAATTTTTACGCAATTGATATACCGCATTTTCCACAGCATGCGTTGTCACATCGGGCAAAACCCCCAATAAATCTTTCAAATGCGACATTGATATATTTGGATTTTTATATAAAACGACGATGATTTTATGCTGTAATTTAGGCAAAACGATATAATGACCAAAAATATTTGTTATAATATCTTGGTTATCCAAACGACCATAAATAATGCTTTGCAAATCAGAAATTGAAATGGGCGCATTTATATTGACATCATCGAACACCACATCCGCAGTATTTTTGGAATCAACGATGGTTGCGCCCAAATTGGCAAAAATATGTTGCCAATATTTATCAGATGCGTAAATCTTGATATCTTTGAACATATTGTCACAATACCGAAAAAAGCGGTTTTTTGCAACAAATTATTGATATCTGATTAAATATTACGTTCATTTGACGGTATAAATTTAGTAAAATCTTCCAACGAAGCACCTGTTGAAGCCAATATTTTGGAAATACTGTTGGTTGACGGCCATCTGGGTTGACCTTCTTTGGACCAACGTTTGCTGCGATTAAACGTTGTTGGATCTAAACCACTGCATTTTGCCAGGCCAGAACAAGACATATGATGTTCCATTGCGAATTTTTCGATTGCGCGCCATACATCTTCGTGTGTCATGATATTTCTCCTATTGTAATTGGTTTTCCAATTCAACATTCTAATTATAAGAGATTTTTCCACCATGGCGAAATAGTTTGTTTTCCTAGGTAAAAAGACAAAAAACACACACCAAAAAATATTTTTGACAAAATACTTGACAAATGGGTTTTTGTGTATTATATTTCGATTCGTCAAAGGATGAAAA